TTTTGGATTGAAATCAAGAGCAATCGTCGGACTACCCCAATATATAGGCACTGTCCTGCAGCGCAAAGCCTCGTATAACTTTTCTGTGGCATATCCAGGATAGCTTGAATTTTCAAAACACATGTTGAATTTATACTGATTTAGAAAGTCGTGCTTTGCTTCAACGCCAGTATCTCCTCTTGGAAGAACATATCCAATATTGTTGAACAACGGACCACCAGCATCTACTCTCTTATACGATGACAACTTATGGAAAAAGTTGTTTCTCATTTCAGATGCGCCATTCTGCACTACGAAACTGCAAAACTTACGATTGAGTTTTGCGTCTGAGAGTTTTCTTTCTGATAACAGATGTTTTCTCTGATAATCATATATCACGTATAAGGGAAGTCTATAGTATCGATCAGTATCAAAATGATCAAACGATATGGCATAGTGCGCTTGATAGTCCCACGGTCTTTGATTTTCACCAGTGAAGAAAATCTTTATGCAGCGACCATTGAACTTCAAATTGTTCTCACCGAAGTTTCTATCACCAAAGATCAGATAATCTGGATCAACATCATTTCTGTTTACTTGAAAATGTCTGGATAGCGCCTCAATAAAGAAATTGGCAATCGGCTCTACTGTATCGGTAAATCCTAGTCTAAGAACTTCTTTCATTTTCTTCTTTCACAAGATCATTAATAATTTGATATAGAACTTCTGGTTTTTCGTAGTAATGAAAATAGAAGCGACATTTCACATCTTCTATTCCTAAGAAGAAAGAATCTTGCTCTCTCTTACCAAATGAGAAAAACTTCTTTCCTTCTGTCAAGATATTATCTTTTGTTGTCGTAAAACAGAATGGACCAGAATTTCTGCCGATGATCAAGTTACAGAATGTGGAGATATATGAAATCTCGTTCAAGTCTGGTCGTTCTGTTTTGATGATATCAGAGGTAAAGATAACATTCTTCTTGCTGCTATTATACTTATGTGTCGCGTAAAAGTCAATAGCTGGATAAGAGTCAGCAACAAATTCTATGATCTCTGAAAGATTGCCAGTATAGTTGCATTGACCAGAATGAACTGGACCGTTAGAAAACAGGACGCTCTTTTTGCTCTTGTCAATGTTTATGTTTTGACATGCAGGAAATTTGCTGTAGTCAATCGCAGGAAACAACTTAACAATTTCTGATGGAGTAGGATAATCAATCTTTTTTCCTATCCACTGACTTAATACCTCATAAATCTTCTCGTACATATAATAGTTAAAACGGAAGTTTGTTTCGCCCTTATATGGCAGTATCGCATCTCTATCATCAAACCATGCACCAACCCAAGTGTTGATGAAGATAGAATCTGTTGATTCTAACAACTGAGTATGTTTGTGTAACTGATCGCTTGTTGGAAGAACTTGTCTATATCCACATCTCATATCTTGAAGTAGTTTTGGTCCCCAAGGATGATGATACCAAAAATTAGTATCAGGAAAATAGTCCATCAAGAACTGAACAAATCCTCTACTATGAAACACATCGCCGTTATGAAAGTGATTGAAGAATATGATATCTTTCATCACTCTTTAACGCCCTTATAAAGCTTTACCGATTCTTCACGTAAAGACTTGTTATGGACAATAGCATCATCAATCATAGCGTTCAATGCAGCGACTAACTTAGGACGCTTGATCTTGAAACACACATCTACCTTGCGCTTTAGATCGGCAAGTTCTTCATCTGACTTTGCAGCTTGCATAGCATCTTCAAGATGCCAAGTGCGAATGTGAAGAATAGCCAGCTTCTCTAGAACTTCACCGAAACTGTCAGATGCGGCGTAATCAGGAGGTGCGTTGAAGTTCAAACTGGTACGACTGAGAATGTCATACACATGTTCCTTCAAAATCATATCCAACATTTCAGAGACAATCTTATTGTTATTCATCACAAACTCCTAATGATCTGTTCAAGTGTGTTCAGTTCTTTATCACCAACAAACTGATTATTACCTATATAGACACCGTTCTCATGAAGTATATCAACATCGTATGGCGCATTCTTACATGAGATGTTGTATCCAGACATATATGGTTGACGAAGAAGATTGCCGCCAACTACTGGACGATATTCAATAAAGTTGATTTTCAAACGTCTTATCAATGCATCCTTGATCAGGGGCGTTTTTGCGATGAGAGGAAAACAGAATGAACTATTACCTTCTTCGACATATCCACCACCAGGCATATAGAACTTGTCTCTGCCATCTATTAACATAATTTCAATGAACTTCTTATAATTCTTTCTACGCTGCTCAATAAAATCATCAAGCTTCTTCAATTGAGATAGACCAAGTACAGCACCAAGTTCTGTATTGCGGAAGTTATAGCCAGCAGTTACAAACAAAAACTGCGGATCAATATCAGGATGTTTTGCAGCAAATTCCTCAGGCTTCATTGATACACGCGACATGCCATGTGAACGCTTCATACGCATAAGATTGTATAATTCAGTATTGTTAGTACAAACCATGCCGCCTTCAACTGTAGACATATGATGACCAAAGTAGAAGCTGAATGTAGAACCATTCGACTTTGAACCGACTCTGTGACCAAATATGTCTTTTGCTCCATGACTTTCACAAACATCCTCTAGCATAATTGCCTTAGGAAAAATGCTTCTGAGTGCAAAGGTAGGAGCAGGAAGACCAAGAAGATGTGTTGTGAACACAATATCAATCTTATGCTTCTTGGAAATGGCATCTGCATTTTCTAAGTCAAAGCTATAATCATCTAGATTGATATCACAGAAGATTGGTTCCATACCAAGCTGCATGATAGGATTGATATTCGTTACCCATGTACACGCGGGTACGAGAACCTTTATCTTCTTCTTATTCTTGAAGTATAGTTCTTTCACGGCGTCAAGTAGCAAAAAGTTTGCTGTGCTGCCAGATGTTACAAACAAAGAATGCTTTACGCCAAGCCACTCAGACCAAGCCTGCTCAAACTCCTCGACTTTCTTACCTTGAGTGAATTTGTCAGAAGTCATCACAAACTTGGCCAACTTCCAACGATCACACCAAGTCAGTGTGTCCTTCATTAACGGCCAATCATACTCGGTCATATTTACCTCTATTTTCCATAAACCAATCAATAGTAATCTTCAATCCATCTTCAAGAGAAGTCTTAGCTTTCCAACCGAGAGCATCCATCTTGCTAGTATCTAGTGCGCGCCGCGGTGTACCATTTGGTTGTGCAGTGTCCCAGATGATTTCTCCATTATATCCAACTAGATTAGCAATCAACTCTGACAAATAACGAATAGACACTTCACGATTTGGACCGATGTTGATTGGCTTTGAATCATTATAGTTATTCATTAGGAATATTAGTCCGTCAGCCAAATCATCGGCAAAAAGAAACTCTCGCGTAGGCGTGCCATCACCAAAGCATACTACACGGGACAAACCCTTTTCTTTCGCGTCGATGAACCGATTGATGAATGCAGGGATTACATGACATTCATTCAGTCTAAAGTTATCGAAAATGCCATAGAGATTATTTGGCATGACGGAAACAGTTTGCATACCATATTGCTCAGTATACTTCTGACACATGGTAAGACCAGCAATCTTCGCTAGAGCATAACCGATGTTAGTCTCTTCTAGCGGACCAGTCATCAAGTATTCTTCTTTGATCGGCACAGGTGCATGTTTCGGATAGATACATGCTGTGCCTAAAAACATTAACTTTCGTGTTCCATACCAGTTAGCGGCATCAATAACATTGGTTTGAATGAGTAGATTATCACGAATAAAATCGGCGGGATATGTCTTATTGAATCCAATACCACCAACCTTTGCAGCAGCAAGAAAAACATACTCAGGCTTATTGTTATTGAACCATGTATTAACATCTTTCTGATTTCTGAGGTCTAAACCATCACTCACGATTATCTTTGTATAACCTTGTGCCTGCAACTGACGAATGAGTGCAGAACCTACAAGACCGTTATGTCCTGCAATATAGATGCTACTATTATTGTCCATTGATACACATATCCTCTACAAGCTTTTCAAATGTAAATTTTGGGCGCCAACCGAGCTTCTTCTTAGCTTTCTCAGAATTGCCAAGTAGCGTTTCAACCTCAGCAGGACGGAAGTAACGTTCATTCACACGAACACGAACTTCGCCTGTCTGATCAATACCAACTTCATTAAGTCCTTCGCCTTCCCACTTGATACGCATACCAAAGTAAGGAGCGGCAGCATCAACAAACTGACGAACTGAATATTGTTCACCAGTAGCAATCACATAGTCATCTGGTTCTGGCTCTTGTAGCATAAGCCACATAGCTTCAACGAAATCCTTAGCATGACCCCAATCTCGCTTTGCGTTTAGATTGCCAAGTTCAAGCACCTTCTGACCACCCATACTGATGCGAGAAAGTCCTTGCACAATCTTTCTTGTCACGAATGTTTCACCACGGCGAGGGCTTTCGTGATTGAAGAGAATGCCAGAAGAGCAATGCATGTTATATGCTTCACGATAGTTCTTTACTATCCAGAAACCATACATCTTTGCAACACCATATGGTGAGCGAGGATAGAATGGAGTTGTTTCAGACTGAGGAGTTTCTTGAACAAGACCATAAAGTTCAGACGTTGAAGCCTGATAGATACGAACATCTTTTTCCATGCCAAGCAAACGCACGGCTTCAAGCACACGCAAAGTGCCAAGTGCGTCGACCTGACCTGTGTATTCAGGAATCTCAAATGATACCTTTACATGAGACTGAGCGCCAAGATTATAAATCTCAGTTGGCTTTATTTCTTGAATCAGACGAATAAGAGAAGAGCCGTCTGTCAAATCTCCGTAATGAAGGGTAATACGAGGATAAATATGGTCAATACGGTCAGTATTAATAGAAGAAGAACGTCTAATGATACCATGTACTTCATATCCCTTTTCTAACAAAAGTTCGGCCAAATAAGAACCGTCTTGTCCTGTTATACCTGTAATTAGTGCCACAAATCTCATTATCTATACTTCCTCTCAATCTTATCTTTTAGTCCGTTTATACGATCATATTGGTGAATGATACAATACGGTTCGTTGTTTTTGTTGCAAACAACATCTTCATCGTTTATGACAATATCATCATCATACAAAGCAACACTTCTGAACTTGTCTAGTGTTGATGGATCTCGCAGGTAATGTTGACCGATTTCTCCTGCGCCCGACTTAATAGCAGATAGTGTTGTTCCAAGATGACAGCACCAAGATGTTTCTGGAGTTTCATACTTGGTTATGGCATTCCACGCATAAGTTGATAGCAAGACATTCAGTGCCGCTTGATCTGGACCACCACCGCCTGGTGTCATCGCAGATGTTCCTCTGCACAACATAAAGATGCTCAAGAAAAGATCAAGTACGACATCTTTACGGCCAGCGATAACACCCGCACAGTAGATTGGTCTGTCCATAACTTTCTGATAAACAGATGGACCAAATGCACAATTCATATTGTTGACATTCCACGGCTCATCTTTATACAAGAAGTTTTCAGATGCAACAATAATTTCTGATTTACCAGATACAACAAGATCATCAATATAGTCTGACGGATTTGTTTGAAAGACAACATCACGAACATCTGTTGCAATGATGTGATCAATCTCATTTTCCAACTGACTTATAAAATACCACATGTGAGCAAAACGTTCTACAACGATACTAAAATTTTCTCTGGTGTAGACGTAATCGCCATTCTCGTCTTTCTCAAAAGCAAAGATGGTAAAGTTCTTCTCTTGCAACTTTTCAATCACATCAGCTTTGCAGTTATAAGCAATAATGGCTTTTATGCCAGAAAATCCTGACTTGTCAATAGAGTTGACCCAAGGTTCAATCTGATCATATGTATAGTTTGAAATTGAACCGATAATTAAATCTTGAGCCATGGTAACTGTCCTTTATAATAGTTAAGTTGTTGTTTGTTGCCTTCAATAAAGAAATCGCCATTGACAGATTTTGGATTGCCATCTACGCGATAACAAAGAGTGTGATTGCCACTTGTATTCCATTTTGATTTATTTGCCACGGAATATAGATACCGACGATCTTCTCCCCATGCACCTGAATGCCAGAGATGACATGTAGCCTTTATGAACTCGCGCTTGAAAGCAAATGCAGAGGTATCTACGAGATACTGAGGATTATCATGCGTGAAGAATATCGGCCATTTGCCTAGACTTTCGCAGTTATCATCTGCAAGATACTGCTTGTCTGGAGAGAAAATCTTGCGAAGAGAAAATGCCCAGTCTAGATTCTGCTGCTCAATCGTTTCAACAAGTGTACGAACATGATTAGGTTCATACCAATTGTCTTCATCAAGGAAAAAGATATAGTCGGCATTGACAAGATGTGGAATAGAAGCATAGATGCGCTGACCATTGAAACCATTTGCGCCTGTATTCCAGGGCAACGCAATCATCTTTAGATTATCTCTATCAACGTGTGGCGCTTTGTGTAAATATTGATAGCCATCCAATACAAGAAGATGTTGTACATTTCCGTAAGTTTGATTTTGAACAGAAGCGATGGCATCTGCGAGTTTATCGGAACCAATTGTAGGTGTGATTACGACTACAGACTTTTCAATGATGAGTTTCATGTTATATCCATAATAAAAAGAGAGACACTATTATATAGCATCTCTCCTGTATTGTCAAATTATTGTAGAGAAATAAGACCCTTCTCAGTCAAGTAACCATCTTCACCGATGGCGCTTTCGCTCTGATATTCTTCCATGAACTCACGAAGATTTGGAATTACATCAAAGTGTTCGTTCTTGAAGTATACAAACAATGGGCGAGAAACAGGATATTCACCTGCCTTGATTGTATCATACTCAGGAGCAACACCATCAATCGTTGCGCCCTTTATGACACTAAGACTTTCTTCAAGGAATGAAAAGCCAAAGATGCCAAGAGCGTTTGGATTATTCTGTAGCTTCTGAATGATTAGTGTGTCGTTTTCACCTGCTTCGATGAATGCACCATCTTCACGCATAGACTTACACATAGTCTTTTCTTCGTCTTCTGTTACAGTCATCTTGTTAGCTTCAATGGCAGCCTTACATGCCTTCTCCATTACAAGCTCAACAAATGAATCGCGTGTGCCAGAAGTTGGCGGCGGACCAAGAACTTCAATCTTACCATCAGATAGAGAAGGATTTACATCCTTCCATGTCTTGTATGGATTTTCTACAAACTTGCCATCAACGATAACAAACTTGGCCAATGCGCGATAGATATCATCCTTCGTCAGGTTCATATCTTCATGATCCTTTGACATAGCGAGGACAATAGCATCATAACCAATCTTGACTTCGGTTACTGTAACACCATTATCATTACATGTCTTAAGTTCTGTTTCCTTCATTGGTCGAGATGCGTTCACGGCGTCAGGAGTATCATTGCCCGTGCCCGCGCAGAATAGCTTGATGCCGCCGCCAGTGCCAGTAGATTCGACAACAGGCGTCTTACCGCCTGAAGACTTGCCGAAAACTTCTGCCACTGCTGTTGTGAAAGGATAAACTGTAGATGAACCAACGATACGAATAGTATCGCGGGCAGCATATGCTGTACCAACTCCAAAAGCAAAGAGTGTAACAGCAAGGGTAATCATAACCTTATTATTCATGCACTTTCTCCATAATAAAACTGAGGGAGTTCATTCTCCCTCAGTATCTAGTGTTACTGGCCAGATAGCCAGTCTGCTTCTTCATCAGTATACGGTACCATTACCAGTTGCTCCTCTTGCTGTGAGACATATGATCCCATTCGCGCTGAAGATGTTCAAGATGTACACGGTCCGTAGCCTGACTTAGATAGTTATACATTCGGTCTTGTTCACTGCGACGAGAGAACAGTTTCTTTAAGTATGCGACCATTACTTGTCGCCGTACTTTTCGGATAGAAACTGCTTTGTTGCTTCGCCATTATGAGTGTCTGGTGTTTCGCCGATGTTGATCTTCTTTGGCTTCTTTTCTTCTGGGATGAAACGTTCAAGCCAAATCTTTAGCATACCATTGATAAGGTCAGCATTCTTGATTTCGACAGTATCAGCGAGTGTGAACTGACGAGTAAAGGCGCGTTCAGCAATACCCTTGTAAAGATATTCGCTATCGTCGGCAGAGATATTGCCCTTTACTGTGAGAGTGCCGTCTTGCAATTCAAGTTCAAGGTCTTGCTTGCCAAAACCAGCAACGGCCATTTCAATCACATACTTGTTCTCATCAACTTTCTTGATGTTGTATGGAGGATAAGTTGGAACTTTAGGCATAGATTCACCAAGTTCAGCAAGACGCTTGAGAATTGGCTCAAAGCCTACCGTGGTATTGAACTGCTTGGGAAAAGTAGAAAAGGAAAATGGGTCTAGTAACTTGTTCATGTTTAACTCCTATTAAGCAAGTTGTTTGTTAACATCTCTTTCCATTAGGCAAAGAGAATGTGGGACTCTCATCCCACATCAGTATATATAATACTTCTCAGTTAAAATGTCAAGAGGCTATGAC